ATTGGAGGAGCTATTGAACAAGATATACGTATGGGATGTATAGATGGTGGGATGCATTTTTTTCCTTTTGTATTTACAGGGGGTCCTAGAGGAACTAAAACACAAGTCTTTAGAGATTATGTTTCTTTTATTCAACAAGGACGAGTTAAAGTAGCTAATCCTGCATTATTACCACCTCACCAAGCTAAACTTATAAATAAATGGTTAAGGGAACATATAGATTTACAATATACTATGGATATAGCCAATAAAACAGAAAAAATAGCAGCACCGGAGACTAAACATGACGATTATTGCGATAGTTCAGTTATAGGTCTTCATGCTACATTAGGAATGTTACCCGCAGGTAGCGCGTTTACTTCTATAAAACTAGATAAAAATTCTCCAACGCATCGAAATAAAGGTAATCTAGGTAATTATACTAATCGTTCACTTTTTACGACCAGACAACGAAAGCCTCACGCTAATAAATATAAAATACAAGGATTATAGAGAAAGCTTTAAATAGTGAGTTTAAATATACATTTAATAGCCATGTCCCTAATAGATAATATAAGGCGCAGATTTGCTACTGTAGGTACTGACCCAGAATTCAAAGAAAATGAACCATTAGACTTTGGAGAAGGAGTCATAAAACGTATAAGACTTTCTAGTCAATTTAGAGGAGGTAAGCAATACGAAGAACATATAGGTAATAATAGAACTTATATGAATGTATATCTTGCTGACCCTATTATTAGAACATTAGTAGATTTACCTTGTTTATATGCAGTTAAAGATAATTTTGATATTGTTACAGATAATGATGCATTGCGAGATAATGTCGAAGAAATGTTTAGGGATATAAATATTGAGCATATTCTTTATGGATGGTTAAGGAATGCTCGTATTTTTGGTACAGGTTATTTAGAATACACAGGTGATAATTTAGTTTTAAGGTCTAGTCAGAACATGTATGTTCAACGTAACGACCACGGCCAAATTAAATATTATTACCAAGATATAGGAGAAGATAGAGAAAATGTACGATTCGAAGAAGAAGAAATTATCGAACTTAAAAATAACACCTTTGATGATTACGCTTATGGCCTTTCTGACATCCATCCCATTCTTTATTTGGTTGACCTCAAAGATTATGCAGAACGAGACATCGGAGCCGCTCTCAACAAGTACGCTTCTTCTCGCTTTGATATATCTTGTGGACTTCCCGATATGCCTTATGGTCCTGACAAAATTAACGAAGTGGTGGACGCATTCAACTCTCTTCAACCGGGAGAAGATATAATTCACGGCAATGATATAGAAATAAAGGAACTACAAGGTACACAGAGAGCCTTTGAATATGGTAAGTATACAGATGATATACTTGATAAAATACATATGGCTCTAAAAGTCCCTAAGACTATGTGGACAGACCCTGAGAGGGCACGTCCTATTTTTGAACCTTACGTTAGATATTTACAGACTATGGTAGAAGGAGCTCTTAATTCTCAATTAATGCCTCAGATAGAATCTGGTGAAGCTCGATTCAAGTTCAGGCAAATTAATATAGAGGATTCCTTCACTAAAGCTAAGACTGATATGATATACCTTTCAGAAGGAGTTCTATCACCCGGAGAAGTAAGGGAAGAGAGAGGTCTCGACCCAGAAGGTGTAGTAGAGCTTGATATGTTAAAGGATGTAGTAGTAAAACAAGCAGGTTCAAAGAATGCTAATGTGTCTGGCGGTATGAATGAGGATAAGAAAGAAGAGTCTGCGAGAGCGCATAATAGACCTTCAGCTAATGTAACAGGAGATAGAACATGAGCTACGAAAAATGTGTAATTGAAGTGGGTAAGACCCTCAAAGAGCGTGGTCTTGAAGACCACGATAATATAGCAGCTGGCATGTGTGGCATGTGGGCAAATGAGAATGGAGTTGAAAGAACATTCGGAAGAAGTATATCAAGTAAAGAAGTAAGAAGGTCATTTGGTATGGATATAGAAGGACAGGATGGTCTTTCTTTTATGGAAAATGAAGGTATAGAAACTGTGGAATTTCCAGTTATAGCTATTACTTCAGGACCCCATGAATATAAAGTTGATGATTTAGAACAAAAGGTTTATATAGAACCTAGTATATTAAAAGAGAATATAGAGAAGTTCACAGAGCTTCCTATTTACTTTAACCATCAGAGGACACCCGAGGATTTAATCGGCATGGCTACTGAACCAAAGGTGGAGGAGATGGACAATGGAAAGTACGGTATTAAAATGAAAGCTAAAGTTTCTAACGAAACTGAACGCGGTAAAGAAGTGTTAAGTAAAGTGAAAGACGGGTCAGTCACTCATGTCAGCATTGATTGGTTATCAAACGATGTAGACGTTATGGGTGATACGTATGCTTTCAACATACGTCCCACAGAGGTAAGTTTCATAGACAATGCGACTGCCGACCCTGTCTGCAAGGAATGTAAAATAGAAACGGAATGTAGCATACATTCTAAGCCTAACGAATCAGAACATAAAGAATGTTGTGATGCGTGTAAAGAAGGTAAAGAATGTTGTGAAGCAGATGGGACAACGACAGAGGTTAAAAATATGACTGAAGAAGTTAAAGAAAAGTCCGAAGCTGAGAATATTGTCGAGCGCGAATTTGCTAGTCTACGCAGTAAGCTAGAAGAAGCAAACGCTTCTAAAGACGAACTCCAGAATCAGTACGAAGAAGCTTTAAAAGAAATTGAAGCTTTTAAACTTGCTGAGGATGAGAGAAACGCAAAAGAAGCTGAAGCTTTTAAAGCAGCAACAGTAGACGCAATAATCTCCAAGGAGATGGTCTTGGGAACTCTTATAGAAGATTCCAAAGATACGCGAGTTGAAGAACTCTCTGCATGGGACGAAAATAGGCTGACTGGGTTCAGCGAAGCTTTGGCTGCAATGCCTGAGCCTGTAGAAGTTGAGCGAACTTTCGGAAAGGGTAAAGCCTCCGAAGGTGAAGCTGTAGCAGAAACAGAGCGAGAATTTGCAGTAACAAAGGACGAGACGGGGCACATCCGCTTAGATGTGGACATGCTCAAGAAACAACGAGGTGACTAATTATGGCAACAGAAATTTTAGTGAATGATGGTGGTGCTCCGGCACGTATCCTTCCATTCACAGCGAGTGGGGCAGGTACACTGTCCGGTGGTCGTTTAGTCGCAATCAATGATGTGACAAATGGACAAATTGGTTTAGCAGCTACAGGTGCGGCAAATGGAATAGGATTTATGTTTACAGATTCTACTTCAGGTCAAAACTGTAGTGTTATAACAGGTAAAGGAGTAATACTGAATTTATCAGTCAACGCAGCAGATAATGCATGTGCGCTTGGAGATTTACTTTCTATATCTGCCAATGGAGACTTAGTTTCACAACAGGGAACGGATACAGCATATGCTGTAGCTATGGAGGCATTAGCCTCCGGTCTAGGCTACGTCAAATGTATTACGCTATAAGGAGAATTAAAATATGGCAGAATTAACTAAAGACACAGCCGGGGGTTTGCTCACTAGTATTAATACTGGTGCAGCGGATGGCGGAGTAGGAGAGAGAGTACTTATTGATTATAAGGACGCTATTATGGATTACAAGGTCACTGACCTTCCAGCACTTTCCTTCTTTACCGAAGCGATGAACACTGACACTGGCGGTAATATTGATATTACTTTTGGAAGACCAAGCATGATGCTTGAACAGATTGAAGAAGGGAACACCCCTCAATACCAACACACTAACTTACGCTCAGAGCGCGTTGGTGTAAGAGAATGGGGTATTGCAGTAGGTGTAACCCGAAGAATGATAGAGGATTCGAGATTTAACGAAGTCGAGATGGCACTCAATGAGGCTCGCAGAGCCGTAGACAGACATATAACATCACATGTTATGAAAGTAGTCTTCGGTGCAAATGCAGCAGACTCAACTTTTGAGACCGTCGCGGTTGACGAAACAACAGCAGAATCGACAATTACAGCATTCGCTACTAACTTGTACGGAGGTTTCTTCGGAACTGGTACAGCAGTGAATGAGGGTCGATTGAACCAGTACGCTAATGTAGCTTCTGGTACTTTGCAGAGGAACGGATACGTCCGTGCTTCTTCGGATACTGCTGGTGGAATTGCTCTATCGGATGTAACTGCAGGAATAGACAGGATAGCTGAACACGGCTACACTGCTTCACACCTGTTCATATCCCCAACACACTACAAGTCGTTGCTAGACTTGGGAGATTTCACATCAGCTTTCTATGGCGGAACAGCCTCTGGAACTGGCGGAACTCCTACCACAGCAACTATGATGGAGGGAAGTCCCTTCAAGAGTGCAGCTTCTAACGGAGTTGTCGGTAGTTTGTACGGATTGACGGTTGTGATGAATGCATGGATACCTTCCACAAGGTTTGGTATCTTTGACTTGTCAACACCTCCGGCTGTTTATGTACAGAGACGCCCATTGACTGTAGAAGAGGCAAATCCCGGTTTCGGAATTATTGGCTCTTACATGTCTATGAGGTACGGTTTGAAGGTTGTAAGACCTGAGACTGGATGTATCTTCATAAACGGTGCAAGCGGTTAGATTTATTAAGTTTCTTTTTAAATCGAGGCTCGGAGGGAGCCTTAATCCCTCCACTTTATAATTAGCGTGAGCTTTATCTATGTCGAAATGGGGAAAATATTTTAAGGGTGTTAAACCTTCTTCAAATCCAGTAGTGGTAGCTGGTACTCAAATTCAAGAGAAATTATCAGATACTTTTTTAGGAAATGCAATGTGGACTATAGCTGGCGATTCTGGAAATTCTTCAGTACGTTCTGGAGACCAAGTCGTAATTGAAGGAGGAACAGGAATATCTACAAGTGAGAGTAGTAGAACATTAACTATAACTAATACTGCATCAGGTGATGTTGTAGGTCCCGGTTCTGCCACAGATAATGCGATGTGTGTATATGATGGTACTACAGGAAAACTAATTGGTGTAGGAACTATATCAGATGATGGTTCTATTGTAACATTTGGGGGAGGAGACATAAGAGCTGCTTCTTTACCAGATTCAGACCCTTCAGTTCTAGGACAACTTTATACAAACGGTGCAATAGGTCCCGGTAGCCCTAAAGTCTTAATGGTCTCAGGTGGACCATGATGGCACAATCTTTAAATAGTAGTGGGGGTCTATCTTAAATATGAAGGTGCAAGAGCGTGACGAACTTCTCGTACGAGTGGATGAACGTATTAAAACTGTATTCAATCGTATGGAAAGATTTGAAACTCTTTTCACCAACCACTTAGCTCATCACGAGCAATGGGAAAATGACATAAAAGCTCAAATGAGATGGTGGATAGGTATTGTCATAACAGCTGCAACAGGTAGTGGTGCTATGATGATGGGAGTAATATAATGGCAGTAAGCATAACATGGAATACAACTTTTCGTAATAGAGTTCGCCTGTTGGCAGGCATTGAATCAGAAGAGCTCGATGATGCTACTCTCGATATTTTAGCTAACATTGCAGCTGAATGGTTCCAAGAAAATACTGCTATTACTTATACTCTTAATAACGATAATAGTTATGATAATGCGGTGATGTATTACGCCTGTTATCTATCATGCTTAGCTCAGAATGGTGTAGGTGTAGACCGAATAGCTGTAGGAGATTTACAAGTCTATTTTGATACTGCATCGTATGTTCACTTTAAAGAGCTTGCAGAACAAATGCTTTTGATGAAGCTAGGTCTGAGCATTAAGACTACAAATTACAACGCATCCCCGAACATTGGTCCAGTCAAGTGGAAGAGAAATATACGCGGCGACGAAGCTACACTTGTTATGTATCCAAAGCCACGGGGTACTAATGGCACTTAATCAAGCCGTTAAGCCGGGTCATATTAATATGGGTCGAGTTATACGCCAACTAAGTGCTCATACTAATCAAGCTAGGAAGATGGTGTACCATAGACCTCCTATTTATGGTAAAGATGGTTATGGGGTAGTTTCAGGTGGAGCAGCAGGTATATCTACTCCAGAAATGTTAATTCCCGACTTACCCGTTCTAGTTAGACCTTTAATAACTAAAGATTATACCTTATCTAAAGGAGGAGCTAATGTAATAGGAGCTACTAGGATTTATACTCCTAATATAAGGACTATTAAAGGTATACCTAATTTTAATCAAGAAGATAATGTAAATTTCGATGAAATAGAAGGTTGGGACCGATTTATAGATAATGATAGAACTATATATAGAATACCTACCACAGCTACTGGTAGTTGGACTCAAGGTGGGAGTGCTACTCTTTCGTCAGACGGAGAATCTTTAATAATGACGATGACTAGTCTTTATGCTAACGCGATTACATTTACTCCTTCTTCTCCAGTTAATACATTAGAAGCAGATAGGGTAAGATTTCAAATTAAAGCTAGTGGTTCAGTTTCCTTGAGATACATAGCTAGTTATAACGGCGGTGCATCTGCAGACGATTATATTCTTTGGGATGCAAGTCCAGATTTTGTATTATTAGATAATAACTGGCTAACGATAGATATGCCATTTGAATCAGGTACATCAGCAGTAGGAACAAGCATCTTCCAGACAGGGACTCGTCATAATGTAGCCGTGTCATCGGGCTCTACCTTTAGCTACGAAGGTAATTTGAACAAAATATCATTTGATGTTTCAGGAGATACAGATGACACTGTGTATATACGAAATGCAGAATTTTACAAGTCAATTAGCTGGCACGTACGTTCAGTTAGAGAATATAATGATGGATTTATTATATTTAATTGTGTAAGAACTAAAGGTAAACGAGATTCCTTGAGGAGGTCCTATGGAACAGCTTATTAGGAGGTTATATGACTAATTTTGACCATCTTAATAATATAGAACGTAGACTTATAGATAATCTACGTACAGGTACACATAAAGGAGGTACTGCATGGACTTCAGGTTCAGTCTCTGTTTTTGGAGAGTTTCCTGAGCCAGAGGATTTAAAATATCCTTGTATTATTTTATCTCAAAGAGCTAGTGGACTCGAAGAGAAATTTTTTGGTCAAGCAGTTAGTGTCACAGTGAGTGGTACTAAATCAGATGCATATGGAGAACTCTATGGTGCTTCTTATGATGTTTCTCTAATGGTAGATAAAGAATCTTCTATGACACCTGCTGGACAAACCGATGTATATAAACAGCGTAGGTTATTAAATTACATTATGCTCAATGTAGCAAATGTCTTTATGGATTCATCTTTTGGTGATGATGCTGTTGGTACCGAAGTTGAGCAACATATCTTTACAGGGTTTAGAGATGTAGGTTATTCGCAAACGTTAGAAGTATGGGGAGCTTCAACGGGCTTTATTATTACCTTTAAGAATACGAGGTAAACATGGTTAAGGATTTAGGTCCTGTATCTACTAATATAACGCAGATAGCACACGAGCCTGCGGGAATACTTCAACAACAAGCTATAGGAGGAAAAGGGCTTAGATATTTAGATATAGGCTATCATGAGTTCGTACCCGCTTCCATGCAGTATAGAATGGCAATTTTAGAAGATTCAGGTAAATTAGGAGCAGTAGGTCAAGGTACTTCTTTACAATTAGGAGCTCAGAATATTAAGGGAAAGGAAACAGATTGGAAACGAAGATTAGATAATTATACATCATGGCAACAACAAACACTTGCAGGTATTCAAAATGCACCGGGACTAGCATATCCTGATATACCTGTTCCAGATGTCACTGTTAATAATTTAATGGAGGGGGTTGGATTTAATCGTGGTGAAGCACAATCCAGAGCATCTAAACGAGCTAAAGAAGTTAAGGAACAATTTCATGATGCCCCTCAATATAAACCTTTTAATGCTTCTTATTGGGGAGAGTTAGTAACAGAATTCATATATGGAAACCTTCATAACGAAATGATGAGTGACCCTGATTATTCAGATTTTTATCAAACTAATGCTCCCTCAGTAATCCAAGAGTTAATTAAGGGGCCCGGTGGTCAAAGTATAGATATGGGGATGTATACAGAGCAGGATGTAAAAGCTTTAATGGCTGAACTATATTTATTACGTAAGACTGAAGTGTTCGGAAAAGATACAGATAAACTTTTAGGTCCTGAGTTTTTCCATGGAACTGAAGAAACTAATTTAGTTGTAGGTAAATATTTCCAAAAAGTATTTAAAAAATTAGATAGTAAGGATATGGGGGAACCTGAAGCACTTAAAGCATTAGAGGAAATAGTTAAGGACTTTAATGAAAATTTCACAAAACAAATAAAGGCTATAGGGAAAGTGCAGGATTTATCTAAAGTGGACCTTGAATCTTTCTATTTAAATAAAGAAAGTAAAGCTGGAATTTCTAAAAGTCAAGGTAGTAAAGGGGTAAGATTTGGTAAATTTGGTGCTGAGATAGTTGATAGAATAGTTGAAATAGCAAGAACTAGAATGCATAATAATATTCCTATCAAAGGATATTGGCTTTATGTATTCCCAATAAAATATGGCTCACAAAAACCAAATGTACCAAGTGGAGGTATGGCAATAGTTCGTATCGAACCTACATACGCAAAGGGTAATAAGGGGGCTTATATAGATGGCTTACAAACTCGAACAGGTATAATTCCTATGGGCAACGAGCATGTTGGTACTTTATATCAATTTGGAGTTAATATGGCAATGTCAGAGGGAATAATTAACGATACCATTTTAAGTGAGTGGTTAGATTTAATGCATGAAGATGTTGCAGCTTTTATTAATTTTCAGGCTGGAAGAGGTATAGTATTGGGACAAATTTTAGATGATGCTGCATTAAAATATATGGGACATATTCAACCTTTTGTAGGTTTAAAAAGATTAATGACTAAAGGAGATATAGCTAAAAGTATAATGGAGCAGGTAGAAGATTTTGCTAATATAACAGAACCAGCTATAGCAAAATTGTATGATAATATGATTCAAGATTCACACCACCTTACTAATTTATGGAGAGAAGTTAGCGCTGGTAATCCTTTAGAAGTTGGAGCTAACACAGCTTATTTAGATGCTAATAGTGTAGAGCGCCGCATAGGTATATGGAATAGAGGAAATTTCGGCCAAACAAGTGAAACTTCAGGTATATCAGCTCCTTTCATTATAAATTTAACAGGAAGTCCCGAAGAACTTCCAGTAACTGATGATTTTGCTGGTATGATGGGTATAAAGCCGGGTAGTAAAAGATGGCAAGGAGCATACTATGATATTGCTCAATCAGATAGAACATTAAGAGAAAAGGGACCCTTAGGACAGGAAGTTATAAAAGCTAGAGGTATGGACATTTCTTTTGAAACTATGATGCGCTTTGGAGAAGACGAAGACGGTAAAGGTAGAGATACAATATTAAGAGAGTTCTATAAAAACCCTAATAAAAAGATAGGAGAATGGGGCGCTACAGATATAGAAGCAGGAGAGCGATATAGAGGGCTTACTATGGATGATAAAGGTAGTGCCATCATAGCAGCTGAGTGGAAAGCAATGAGAAAATCGCAGGGAAGAACTTGGGCTGGAATGGCCTCCGGTATGCCAACTCAAAAGTTTTATAAAGAACAATGGAAAAAACACGCATCATGGAGACCTAATGTTGACCCAACTAGTGGTATGACTCGAGAAGAATATGATGAATCTCTAAACTGGGAATTATGGGAACAATCAATGGAAGAAGAGAAGAATAATAAGAAGAAAAGAAGGTAGAGTAGCAAAAGCTTTATATATGCCTTTTAATTACTACCTATATAACGAGTGGACTGAAATGTTAGTCGAGACTATAAAAAAAATAACGGAGATATAAAATATGGCATATTTTCTAGGAAGAGATGTTGAGGTATTCTTAACAACAGAAACCGCTGGTACCAACATTGCGATGGGCACAGAAGTATTAACCTGTACAGGTGCTACAAAGGCAATCGCACAAGCTGAGACCGGTGTAGGTATTGTAATGGCTATGAATTTAGCTGATGCAGCCGCAGTTTCTGGAGGAAGAGTAGCTGACGTGACAGGAATTGACCTGTCAATAAGTTCAACTGATGAGGAAGAGGGACCTTACTTTGGTCAAAGAACAACTCATAAGATTGAAATACGCAAAGAGCAATCTGTAACTTTAACAAGGAAAAAGAACGACCAATCATGGGATTTCTTATTTAATGGACCTTGTGCTACAGGTAGCTTTGAAGGCACTGCAGTCGATGCAGCTAATACAGGACCCCGATGGGGTTGTGTATCTGGTACGTTACCGTTCCCGATTGGCGACGGAAATTATAACCCACGTTTTGAATCTACCACAGGTGGTCAACCTGTCAGTGGTGGAGATGGAGCATCTGGATTATCATTATTCGGTTACAGACTTCACGTAAGATTAAAGAATAGCGCTGCTGGCGAGGTTTACACTGTCAGGAACTCTATGATAACTGGACACACTGTTAGCTTGAATGCTGATGGAACAATGGAAGAGACAATGGAATTTATGTCCAACGTCCCACCAACATTTGCGTCTGGTGCAAACGTTTTCGATACAACATTAACCTGTCCTGCTACTGGAATGTAAGGAGGTAGCCTAGTGGCTTACTTTCTTGGCAGAGACGTAACAGTTAATATCACAACGGAAGATGGTGCGAATGGAGTCGAAGTCGATATCAGCACAGGTGGAGTTTCCATCTATGATGTTGGTATCGTCACCGGCGCCAGTTTTTCAGCAACTGGAGCAGTAGCTCCTACTGATGTACAAATAACTACATCAGGTAGTGGGTACACTGGATTTCCAGCCCTTAGTGGTATAGGAGTTTCAGGTATATCAGTAGCTAGCTTTACGGCTGGTTCTTCTGATGGAACTACATGGTCTGCAGTAGTTGATGACCCCAGTTCGGGAATTACAGCAACAGTATCGGGTACGCTGGTTGGAGGTGCTTTGGATGAAGTTATAATAACTAATCCGGGCAGCGGATATGATTCAGCTGGAGTTGTACCAGATGTGACAGTGACAACAGACCAATCAGTTGCATCTACAGTTACAGCAGCAATAGATGCGTTAGCTAATACTATAACAGTGGCAGCTCCAACGGAAACAGCTGGAACAACCGCTGTAGTTAACTTAGTTAATGGTGGAAGTGGATATGAAACTACAGACACTATTACAGGTAGTGGTTCTACTACTGTAAGAACAACAACTGATGCTAATTTTGCTACAGGAAGATTATATGCTGGTTCAGGAGCAGCTAGTGTTGCTAATGTTCTTGGTATAGATTTAAGTATTGGAGCTATGGACGAAGATATTACCTACATGGGTAAAAGAACCGTTCAAAAAGTGGAAGTGAAAAAAGAAACCAATATAACCCTTACCCGCAAGAAACAAGATATGTCGTGGGATGCCATATTTAATAGTGGTTATAGATGGGGTATAAGTGGAACAACAAGAAATGATGGACTAAGCGAACCTGATATATATCATGGATATAGATTAGTTTTAGACCTTAGTGGAAGTGCAGGAAGAGAAGTTATGACTATAAGGAATGCTTGTATAGCAGGCCACGGAGAGTCATTGAATGCAGATGGAACGACAGATGAGACTATGGAATTTTACTCTTATGTAGAACCTGTGGTTTCAGGAAGCGCCGCTAGTGGAGCAACCTCCCTTAGCGACATGTAAAAATATTTGGAGATACAAATGAAAGAAAAAGAAGAAACAACAGAAAACTGGACATTGGAAGAATTAACTTCTATGACCGACGAAGTACAGCAAGATGCAGTTCTTTTTAAAGAAAAGAACCTAGCTTATCAGTATTGTGAATTAACCGCAGCTGAAGAACCTAGTTTTGGAGCCTTAGAAGCTGGAGCTTCTGAAGAACAAAAAATGGAATACTATACTAAAATCGGTAGCGAAAGGATTTTAACAATGTTAGAAAAAGCTAACGAAAAGAATCCAGAAGGTCCGTGTATATCAAAGGAAACATGGGAGTTATTACCCACTACTCTACGATACTCTATATCTAATCAAGTTATGGGAGTCAAAGAGGAAGTGGCCGCAAATTTTACTCTCTGATGACGGAAACGGCTGAGCCGGTATTAATATGGATTCCCTTAATGAAAGATTTGGGAATGTCGTGGAAAGAAATTAAGAATACGCCTAACTGGGAATTACAAGGAATTCTAGGAGCTTATCAGGAACATCAGATACTCCATTCAATGGATGGATATACTGAAAAGGATATTGGTGAGATGTCTAAAAATAAACCTGAACTTCGTAGTCAGTGGTATACTTATCAGGAACGTCAGAAAAAATTTAGACAAGCAGCAGGCTTGGAAGAACAAGAAAAGCCTAAGAAATCTTTTAGAGATTTTGGTTTAGGATAATATAGGTAATGGGATTCGCAGGACAAGTATTCGCTGCTAGGGTAGCCGTAGGTTTAGCCCTTCCTACTCCTAGTCAGTTAGAATCATCAGGAGGCATGATAGCCGGTTTCGCAAATAAACTTTACGGTAGATTAAGGGCTAGCCAACAAGCTAATGCAGAGGTTTCCCTTCAAAATTCTAAAAATCAATTAAAAAAGGCTCAAGAAAATTTAAGTCGAATACAACAACAAAATAAAGCGAGAATATCCGCTGTTGCTCAAGATAGTATTAAAGCTATTAGCAGTGCCTATAGTAAAACTCCTAGATTAGAAACTACTGAAGGGTTTAAATCTTTTATAGACGCGGCTAAATCCGCTCCGGGTCAATTAGCAGGCAAGATGGAACCATTATTTGCTAATATAAATGAAGATTTAAGTGGTGCAGAACAATACGCACAGATGATGGAAGGCTTCATGCAGGCCACAGATGGTGCTGATGATGCTTTAATTGAATGGTTAGGTCATCGTGTAGAATCACTGAAGTTAGCTAAACAAGAAGCTTCTTTGGAGCCGGGAGGGTTAGCTATAGATGAAGAAATAGAGTTTAATGACCTAATAAAAGACGCTGAAAATTATTTAGACACTATGAAAGAGCATGCCGCTTTTAAAAAGGGAAATCTTGTACCTGCTATTAAGGCTGTTGAAAAGGCCGAAAAAGATGTAATGAAAGCCTCAGACCATGCAAATGATGTAAAAGAAGAAACAATAAAATTACAACATCAGTTAGGAGTCGCTATTAATAAGACTGTATTTACAATCCAAACTGGATTTATCACATCATTAAAAGAATCTATAGCTCAATTAACCGCGTTCTATTATAAACTGAACCAGAATACTCAAGAATTAATAGCTTTCGAAAGAGAGCTCAAAAATGCAAACTCTGTTTTTGCATTAACCAATAGCGAACTGTTTAATGTAGGAGACACTGTTACTCAATTTGGTCAGGAGTTCGGTTTAGCTATGCAGAATGGTGCAGAAGGTCTTTATCAGTTAGCTTCGGCTGGTGTAACAGCAGAAGAAGCTCTAGCAATACTTCCTGAGACTTTGAAACTATCTATGGCTGTTCAAGGAGACCATAATACTATATCTAAGCTTACTGCTCAAACTTTGTTCGGATTTGAGATGTCTATGGAGCAAGCAGGAGAAGTTACAGATATGTTTGCGCACGCTATCCAGAAATCTTTAATTGAATATGAAGATTTAGCAAGCGCTGTTAAGTTTGCTCTACCTTTCTTTACCTCTACAGGGCAAACTATAGAGCAACTGTTAGGTTCTCTACAAGTCTTGACTAATAGAGCTTTGGAGGCTGGTATTGCAGGTCGTGGTCTAAGACAGGGTGTAGCAGAACTTGCTGAGAGTTTAGGTGACGCTTCTGCTAACTTTAAACAAATGGGGGTTGAAGTAGTTGACTCACAAGGTAATATGCTGCAGCTGACGGAGATAGCTGCTAATTTTCATGCCGTTCTGGAAGAGGGAGTAATTAACGACACAGAATTATTAACCACTCTTATTCAAGATTTGAATGTGCGTGGTGCAACAGCCTTTGTTCACTTAGTTCAAGCATCTGATGAATTCACAGAAGCTGTTTCTGATTTAGAGAATGCAGGTGGGGAATTAGATGAGATGGTTAGGATACAGAATGAGTCTTTAATGGCTCAAATTCAAATATTATCTAATAACGTTCAAGCTATATTTTTCTTAAGAGATGCTACTTACGAAGGAACCGAATATATGAATGCATTTCATGAAGAAGTTGTAAGGGGTATAGAATCATTACAAGAACTCCTTGTGACTACACAGAATGGAGTATATGTATTAACAGAATTTGGTCAAGGTTTACAAGACATAGCTGTAGAAGGGGTACGAGCTATGGTAGATTTATTGGAGGATGCTGTAAGAATTACAAAAGATTTTACCAAAGAAGGATTAGGTAGTGTAGAGATGATTAGAATATTAATGGTACCTCTTCAATCATTACTTAAAGTTGTTAACTTTTTAGGTCCCGAGTTTATTAAATTATATATGACTTTCCGTTTAGTAAATATGGTATTGCCTATATATACCCTGTTAATGGCTGCATCTACAGTAGCTACCATGATGTACGCTGGAGCAAAGGGTGCTGAGACTTTAGTAAAAGAGAATAACGTACGTGTAACTATTAAAGAGGCTTTCTGGTTAGAGGTGACTCAGAAACTAACTTGGGAAAATATAGGTGCTATACTTATGTATATCCCTCTCCAAATAAAAAAAGCAGTGCTGGGCGCACGAGCAGCAGCAGTAGAACAGGGACAGTGGATGTGGAAAAAACTTTACAATGCAGAGGAGAAAAAAGGTATTTTGTACAAATTGTGGAACATAAAGGCTACTTTTGCTTCAATAGCTGTAAAGATAAAAGAGTATGTTATTGACCAAGCTCGCACAGTTGGAATGGTAAAGGGTATGAAATGGAGAAGTGCTAATTTAGCTGTAGAGTGGAGGACCATTTTTGCTACTATGTGGAAAAATAAGCTAAAGACAGTAGAAATGCTATTAGAAGCTACAGGAGTAAAGTGGTTGGCCCGAAAGATTGGATTAGTATTTATATGGAATAAGTTAGCTGCCTTTAGTAACTTTTTATTAGGTAGAAATTTAGCAATGAAAAGAAGGGAAATTATAATGTCAAAGCTGACGTGGATTTGGAAGAAATTAATAAATAAAGCAATGTGGCAACAAATAGGTTTAACTGCCTTAGGCGCTGTTGGATGGTCCCTATTCTGGATTGCAGCAACTGGAGGTATAATTATTTTGGTTGCATTCTTTGTTGTATTAGCTATCAAACTCAATGAGCAATTTGACCTTCTTACACAATTCAAGATATTCTTTCAACATATTATCAATATGGTAGCGTGGTATGTTCAAGTATGGATTGATGCTGGCGTAGCATTAGCAGATTGGGCTATGAATGGTACTAGTGTATTTATGAAGTTTGGATTGTTTGTGAAGCATATATTTTTAATGATAGCTTATTATATAGATATAGCTGCCGAAAAGGTTGTAGGCTTTATAGATTCAGCAAAAGGTGCATGGGAATTCTGGACCAACGCAAACGGAGGTTATAATGTTCCGTTTATTCCCTTTATAGCTACAGGTAAGGCTAATGTATATGGTAGACAATATGGAGGTTCAGCTTATTCAGAAGGAGGAGGAGCTTATATGGTTGGTGAACAAGGTCCTGAATTATTTATGCCACGGGACTCAGGACAGGTCATACCGAACAAAGACTTAAATACTGCCCGCACTAATAAGTTATATAATCAAAGCATGGGCTCTACTCAAATGGGAACTCAACAAGCTTCGGTGATATATGTAGACAGAATAGAATCAAATAATACTAACTCTAAAAATACCAAAATAGGAGTTGATGTATTTGCATAGGAGAAATAAATGACAAAGATAGAAAAGAATAGTTTTTATAGACGTAAACCAATATCTAAAGCAATTAATTTATATCCTCAGTTTAAGGATATGCCTAGCGGTAAGACAGATACTACAGTTAGTTTAAAATCAGGATTAGGTGGAACACTTTATGTGTTATCAGGTTCTTTACCACCATCTTTAACATATGGTGATGGGCAATTAGTAGGAGGTCGTATGCGCACACTAGCATCTAGTGTAGCTATGGGAGGAGATTCATCTTTACCAAAATTAGAGTTATATCGTGTAGATTCTGAAATACCAATTACAGAAGCTTCCGGCACTTTAGCTAAAAATGGCGATAATACTACAATACTTACTTCCTATATAGACCCTGATAATAATGTGATGGAGGAAAATTTTGATGGAGCAGATAAAAGATTAAGTTCTTCTTTTCAGACAATAGGTTCAGAGTCTGAGCAATCATTAGACGATGCTTGGGTTTCACCTTCAGATGGGGCAGATAAGAAATGGTTTGGCGGCGGCGGCTTTTTAGGAATGGGAAGTAACAGCGTAAAGGAAAATATAGCTCAATACTTTTGTCATAAAAAGAAAGGAACAAGATGTTATGTTAAACCTCTAAATAGTAAAAAGATAAAAGGTTTTTGGGTACCTCGTAATGACCATAGAGGTAAGAAACAAAAATGGTCAGTTTATATGCCTTATTGGAGGTGGAGAGATATAAGAGGTATTTTACAATTTTCTCCACCAGAAGGAGTTAATAAAGGAGTATCTCAAGCCGTTAAAGATGAAGATATAGAAGTTAATGAGAATAATACTATATTCAATAATATGGTAATGACTTCTAATCAAAGTAATCCTTGGTCAGTTCCTAGTGATGTACCTTTAATTTTTTCAGAAGCTACTTTAGATTCTTCAGTGGGTGGTACTGATGGTACAGCCTTAAGAGTATATCACTTATGGTCGAATGCCCCTAATTTAGGATGGGAAGGTTATTTAGCTAGGAAAGTAGAAAATAAGTGGAACCCTGCGCTTAGTAGGAGACCTCAAGTTTTTAAAGCTTCTATATATAATATACCTAAACCTTCTATTATAGATATGGGTAATTACAATACTTCATATGGACAAATGAAAGATGATAATACTATGACTGGAGGTACACCAATGTCGAAAGGTGGAGATTATGTGGGACATAATGATTCTAGAATATCTTTACCTGAGGTTGATATGAGAGTTAATTTTAAGAAGTTAGGCCCTGCTTTACCTATAGCATATAGGAGCGTTACTTCAGGTTATGACATCTGGGGTGATATGGAAATATATTATTCAGGTAATAAAGATATAGGTCCAATGACTAATACTAGTGGAAGTTTTAGTCCTAGAGGTTCTCGATATTTTGGAAGAGCAGGTATTGGTAGTGGAAGTACACATGCCGATTATGGATATGATAGTAGTCAAGCCTTATATACTTTTCAACGTTGTGTAGCTATTACATTTAGTAGTTATAAACCTACTGAAGAACATCTAAGTGAATTTCTACATAATGCTATGAGGAATTTCTATATAAGTGGTCAAAAAATAAATGTAGGAGGAGTTTATTTTATGTCCTTCGCAGATTTTAATACATGGGATGGAACTGGTTCTACTGGTACTCCAGTCCCCACTTCTCAATCTAGAGCTCTTGGTTTTAAACCGGGCTCAGGGACTACAGATTATCCTATTATGGAACCTGATAGAGTATATGCTTTTCCAATACCAGTTCATCCTATTGGAACTATGCATGCGGAATGGGATACTTATCCCGGAGCAGGAGCACTAACCGATGGTCTATCTACACAATATTTTAGTAGAGGAGCTCAAATGGGTTGTTTGGGTATTAGTAACGCTGATAATTTAAAATGGAACGATTACGACAGCTCAAGTGGTAGTTTAGAGAAAGCAGCATCAGGCGGATGTCAATATTCCTACCCTATGGTAGTTGTACGACCTAATGTAGCTAAGACTGGAGTATCTTTGGCTACTAGCGGCGGTACTAATTATTCAGGTACTATTAATAATAATTGGATGTCTGTTCCTAAAGATACATGGGGTAATTTAAAATTTGTATTTGACCCCTATGCAGTTGTAGATACTTCGTGGGCTAGTGGAGATGTAGGAGCTCAAGGAAGTGCAGGACAGTTTGATTTATCTTCAGGTTCAGCTACAGGACCGTTAAGATTATATGCTCAGATGGGAGAGAGATATAGAGTAGGATGGAATTTTGATGAACCTTCCGATAATGAAATGTCTGATGTTCCATTTATTAATATACCTTTCCTTTGCACTTCTTCGTTAAATGCAGGTATAGCACATGAAGATTGTTGGGGAGAATATTATTTAGCTTCAGGGACAAAAGATGATAGTATATGGCCTAAACATATGACTTTATGGGTTAATAATTATAGATGGACAAAAACAGCTACAACGGCATCTTACTTTGGAAGAAGTACTTTAGATGTAGGTTCAACTTCCCAATATCCACCTCTTTATCAAGGTCCGGGCGATTGTGGTATAGAAAGTAAAGGAGCTGAGAGAGAGAATGAATTTTTAATAGATAAT